TACTAGTACCGTTAACCGTACCACTTCCGCCGCCTCCGTAGCCGCCAGCGCCTCCCATAACCGAAGGGGCACCTATACCAGGCAATCCAACACCGCTAGATGCGTTTGTCATTATAAATGAACCAATCGTGGTGGCACCAGCAACCTCATATATGTTGCCACCAGCGGGGGCTGAAGAACCGTTTGGAGCTACATATGCCATTGGTGCAGAACTCGGTCCATAGGAATTTCCTCCAAGCCCTCCAGGAGCCGATATAAGCGATCCAAACGATGAAGTTCCACCATTCCCCCCATTACTGCCACCAACTCCTGCAGCACCAGCAGCACCTATAGTGATGGTTTGACTTGCTCCAATCGTAGCGGCGTTATACTTCCCTTTTGCGTATGCTCCAGCACTCCCCGGTGCACCTATTGCCACAGTAGCAGCCCCCGTAGCAGCACAGCCGCCGCCGCCGCCGCCAGCCCCTTGTACTTCAATTACCGCAGTATTCATGCCGGTGATAGGTGTATATGTCCCACTTGCGGTAAATACTTGCACATTCAGCAGTCGACCCGTTGTAGATGCAGCCAATTCTGCTAGTGTTGCATATATCCCGCTGACCAAATTGGCTGTGACAGTCGATGAATTGCCAACCGCCATTACTACATTTAATACTTCTTCAACTACTATCGCCCCGCCGCCAGCCGGCAGATAATCGCACTGGCCACCGGCGTTAGCAACAGCGTAAAGAATAGTACCTGCTGTTGGGTCCGTGGCATAAACGCCAATTTCATTAACCATGTAACCGGCTTCTAGCCCTGTATTGCTGACTGTCGCTGCAATTGTGGCGTTCCCTTCAACTACTGAACAGCTATTTATTGATAATATCTGTTGTGGACTAATCAAATCGGTCAAAGTTTCCAATGTCTGGCCTGTTCCCAGGGTACCGCTGCCGAGTTTGATTTCAACGAAATTCAGCGTTGTTCCAGCTTCGACTTTTGCCTGTAGGGCCAACCCCTGATTAGTTAGGACGAATCCTGTAAATGCCAAGCTGATTCCCCTCCTTATTGCACCGTAATGGTCTTGCCAAAATAAATTGCACCGCCGATATAATAATTGTCACTAAGCGACATTGCCGGGAATACGGCCAGGGTCATGGTAATCGTTTTACCAAATTGAACCGCCCCGCCGATATACATTTCACCCGACCACTGCCGGGATATGACAACACCGTCCAGCCATGACCTGATATTTTTTGTTGCGTTAATGACTGCTAACAATTGATTATAGATATCATCACTGGACATTATTTCGCCGGTCTGGACTCGAAAATGGTAAGGCGAGCCGTCATAATTGAACCATTCGGTCACAACGCCGGCAGACAGGACCGTTGAAACAGCATCCTGAACGCAAGCCGCCGTCCCCTGGGTAAAATGCCATATCAGCGAATTTTGCACCAGAGCGCGACGGGTAGCAAGCGGTAGAGAATCGTCATAAAAAATACAATCCCATTGCCAGGCCAGGTTATCTATAACCTCGCTGGGCTGCTGGGATAGCTTGCTGATTATCCTGATGTTGTCAGTCATGGTGCTGATGGTCTGTAGCTGCGATGTAATCGACGCGCAAATATTCTGGACGGTAGTGTCAGACTGTAAATTCGGTGGCAGAATATCCAATAGGTTAAAATTACGGATATTCTCCATTAATCAGTCCCTCCGTAATTGACGCTGACGGTCCCAACCTGGGCAACCTCAGTATCAGTAAGTGCGGTAAAAGTCGGACTGGTAACATTGACATTTTTGGCACCGGCCGCCATCATCATATAGATTAATTGCGAGGGATTGACGTCCTGTCCTAGCGTTGCACATTGCCATGCTTGATAAGCCGCAACTGCTGCCGCTACGTTGGACTGGACTGTCGTAGCCATTGCCGCGTTACTGGGATCTATATAATAGGTAGCGTTGATGTTATAGGTAACCACTGTTGGTGCTGCGGCTGTCACGTTATCGGTAAGCGGCCTGACGGTATCGGCTGAACATATTGCCAAAACCTCTGCCAATATGTCCGACGTTGGCAGTGTACCGCCTTCCATTAGTACGGTTATCAACACGCTCCCCGCAGTCGGCGAAGTGACCGAAACATCGGAAATATCGGAGTTCGCTGTCTGCGCCCAATAGGCATATGCTCCTTCAGGACCGCATGTCGCAAACGCTTCTGGAGCCTGCTGGATTCTCGCCTGGAACGCTGCGTCAAGTTCGGTATTTGTTCCGCCGCTGCTGGTAGTCGTATTCGTGACCGCCTGAAAAAACGGGAAGGTGTCCACGACTTGATTGATTTCTCCAGGTAAATAGCCATTTCCACCCGTTCCCACCGCCGTACACTGAGCCGGTACCGTACAAGTTAAGCTGCCGGCAGGGATCGTCGCTATTTCCGTTGTAGCAAATACCAATGTCCCGACTGATCCCCGATAACCCGCGGGGATGGTCAATATGCCCGATTGTGCTTGACTGATGGTGTATTGCAGGGTAGTTACAGCCCCTGTCGCTGCTTCCCGGTAACAGTTCACCAGAGCACCAATCTGGTCAAGGTATGCGCCAGTAGCATAGGCCAGCAAATTACTCTGACCGGCGTTATTAATTACGTTATTTTGCTGGATTATAATTTCAGCAATGGCCAATAAAAAAAGCCTGACCGGATCGGCCTGGGCTAGTGTTCTGTCAGTTAAATCTTCATAGGTTGTAATTATCGTTGACTGTACCGTTGTCGGGTCCAGCGTAGCAAATGTGACCGCTGGCAGTGACGATAAACTAGGAGCTGACATTGACGCTCACCTCCGCTACTGGGTATAATCGGCCGGTCGGGCCATTGCCTTGAAATGTGACTCTGTTGACCTGGGCCCTGGGTTCGTATTTTGGTATATTTTGAGTAATTTCAGCGGCAAGCTGGGCCATGGCCACCGGCATTGGCTGATCCAAATATGTGGCTGATGCTGCAAATTCACGAAACAGCGGGACGGAATACTGCGGCGTGCTCATAATCGTCAAGACGTTTTGAAGGACTTCCTCGACTTCAGTGGAAGGGCCAAAGTTTATGCTAAGTGGCATAAGCTGTGAAACCAAATATGTTGCCATCACCCATCATCCTCCGTGTCCTGCGGATTCTCGCCGCCATCGCCGCCGCCCGAAATTGTTGGCCCGGTGTTTGTGGTCGTGCCGGCAGTGTTGCTGGTCGTAGTTGATGTCGTTATGGTCGTTGCAACTACTGTGTCGCCAATCGTCGGGACAAATTCAGTCAATGTGACATCAACGTTCATCTGCCAAACACAGCCTTGATTATCAACCCGGCGATAATCTTCTTCAAGTTCAGTTATAATCCACTGATAATTGCCGATTTGATAGCCGCCCAAAAGAAACATCATAGGCGTTCCGGCATTTAAGGCTGTATAAATTTGCTGCATAGCTTGCAGGGGAGCAATGCCCAGGCTAGCCGATAAAATCATCTGGAATTTTATTTCGTTTGCATCAGAACCAATAATTTCGAGGATTGATTTCGCGCCGATCACATCATGCTTGGCGGTCCTTAATTGAACGGTCCGTTTTAATTCATCGAATGTAAAAACCGACAGATTACTGTCGGTATAACTGACTTCAAAAACTATGTTACCTAAACTGCCGAGTGCCACGCCCCCACCTCCTTACCCAATGGGCCCCGAAGTATCAGATCCACCGCTTTGCACGCCGCCATGAACATGATTTTTAAGCGATATACCGGAAACTACCACGTCGCCACCAGCACCGTTTATATTTATAGTAGTGGCCGTTATATTTGCCGTTCCTTGCACATTGGCCGTCAATGTATGCGTGTCGCTGTCATACTCAATAACCGTACCGTCGGAATAGGTAACGTGATCTTTGCTGGCCGACGTGACTGGCGGCGGATTATTGACGTTGTAGTAACTACCCAGCACAAAACCCCGCTGAATGCCATTGGGAAGGAAAAGACAAACAACATCCTCATCGACACTGGGCAAATAAAAATGTTTGTTTTTAAGAGATCCCGGGACGATCTGCGGCAGCCAGTGGGAAACCATGTTACCCTTATCTTTGAAATTAACCCTTGATGCAACAATATCCGGATTAACGCTGGATACTGTGCCGTAGCGAATTAGATTTCGGAATGCTTCGTCTTTGCCGGAGCCTTTACGATTGCCGGCCAACGGCGAGTTCATGTCCATAATGACACCTCAATATCCATTCATGCATTTGCGGATTTCTGCTTCCGTTTCATATCCGGTTCCAATTTTATGAGTGGCCTTACTGACAATGTAGGTAAATTTATTAAAAGCCCCAAAATTCGCCAGATCAACCGTCACTCCGCCGACTATTGTCGGATCACCGAACAATGTAATAGTGCCGGTATTTTCTTTCTTGTTGGCTTTGCGAAGGTGGTTTTTAGCCATTTCAGCGGGAGTAATGCCGGCAGCGGAATTATCCGAATCATCGCTAGTATCAGACGTTGCATCCGCAATATCATTGTCCAAGCCATCAACATCCGCATCAGTGACATCGCTTGAATCGCCGAATTTCCTTACTGAATCGGTCCCAGGGGAATCTGTTAGTGCAGCAGCAAGGTTACTGTCATATTCGCCATCTGGAGCATCGTTGATGTTGAGCGTCACGCCGTTATTCGTCGGATCTGGATCAGTAAATGTCCCGGTGGCTGTTTTCCCGGTTAACGGATCGCTATATGAAACATTGGCTGTTTTGGCTGTCCCGATGGTTTTTGTTTTAAATGAATACTCAATAACATCACCGCCCAGCCGATCGATAGTCCGGACGGTAGGATTAGCCTCATAAGTCCGCTCATCATATATGACGATTGTATTTGTTGATCCGTTAGTAGGATTACGCACTTTTATTGCCTGCGCTGCGTTCTCACAAAGTTGCGCCAAAAAAGCCAGGTCGGAAATCTCCACCTGGTCAACTCTGAGGTATTGGGGATTACAGCTTGATTCGTACATTAAAGTCATGTTTGACTCTGAAGCAATATCCTGCGCAATCGCCTGCAGATTGATCCGTTCCCATGCACGAGTTTTAATTTGACTTCTAACTGTGGATGATATTGGAATCGAAACGGCCTTAATAACTACCTCGCTAGGAGGGCCGGTGAAGTCGATTTCATCTACGGAAAAAGAGCCACATGGCAGAGTAAGATTTTGGCCTGACGTACGCCAATCAGTAACAACGATTTTTGCGGAGATCGTATCGCCTTTGGCTGGCAAATAACTGCTCATCCAAAGCTGATTTTTATCCTCAAGCTTGATTTCGATAGTATCAGCTTTGTGGGATTCATTGCTTATATACTCAAAACTAAGCAGAAACGGCGCTATATCAGCAGAGATATTAACGCCGTTATAAATTATTGTTACAGTAGCCTGTCTCATAATTTATGTCTCCCATGGTGGCAATAACGACCCCACCGGCGCCGATACTGTCGGAATTGTAAGCACTACGCCTGCTGGGAAAACAACCACTTCCCTATACAGGATGTTTGCCTGAATGAGATCCGACATGTAAAATTCTGACCCCATCTGCTTATAGGCAATCAAATCCCACATGTCCCCCTGGACAGTACTGTAAGTATTAGCCAAAGCTTGTTCTCGCCTCCTGTGACTGGATTGACTGCAACTTACTAAGTAGGCTGCTATGAGATTTTTCCACTCCCGACTGGACTTCAGAGGCATTACCCCCGTAAACGTTGTAGGTCGGCTTCAATATAATCGTCTTCTTAGAGCCACCATTACTCCCATTCCCTCCACTGCTGACCATATGCGGGAAGCGGCCTATACCTGTATTAATCCCTTTGTTATCCATGCTTTCAAATAATGATTTGACCTTACTCCAGTTATCATAAATAGCTAGAGCTATTCCCGCCAATGTTACAGCTGCTACAATTAGCGCCCCTATTGGATTGGCGTCCATTGCGACATCAAGAAGCCCCTGCATGACTGCCCATGCTTTCGTTGCTGCCGCTACTATGCCATCCCAAATATATAGTGCTCTCAGATAGCCGGTTTCGAGTAGCGATACAACATTGAAACCTGACATAGCCGCAGTTGCTTTACTGGCGTTCCCCGCCATTTCCAGAAAGGCTTTGCCTGTCAAATATAGATTACTGAGTAAACTCAGTGCCAAATACCCAACAACAACAGTAGACAATGCAATCATAGCGGCCTTATGCGTCCCGATATACACGGCAATATTAGCAAGCTTCATCGCTAACCCCCCCGCATAACTGATCATCTTAATAAATACCGGCGTTGCTGCAACGATAAACTGGCCGAAGTTTTGAGCAAATTGCAATATTTGAGGGCGGTATTGGTCTAGCAAACTCATAGCTTGCCCCATTGCCTGGGTTAAAGCTGGCATCAGCTTTTGCCCAAGACCAATCTGGACGCTATTAATGAATGTGGCAAATTTTGTTTTTTCCTGCTGATAGGCCATTACCCGTGCATATGTCTGCTCGTTCATGACCGCGCCCCACTTCACCGCTTCATTGCCAAGCCCTGCAAGTTGCTGCTGTGATAACTTTGCCATAACCAGCATCGACGAGCCGCCCCGGCCAAATATGGCCTTGTTAAGGTCGGCCCTAACCGCTAAGTCATGGACATTATGCAGCCCGTTTTCAATCGCGGCGAAAGCCTGATCAGGGTTCATTTTGGCGATTTGTTCAGGAGTTAAACCAAGCTGCTCAAAAACTTTCATCTGTGACTTACCGCCTGCCTTGGCAGCGCCTAGATAAGCGGTCATTTTTGATAGAGATGCATTAAAAGTATCCTGATTAACCTGGCACATTTTAGCCGCGTAAGCGTATTTTTCGTATTGCTCTGCCGACATGCCTGCCGCCTGAGAAGCTACGCGGACCATGGTAGCCTCTTCGCTAACCTTATTAACCAGGCCACTGGCTGCTGCAACAATGCTCCCATACGCTACCGTCATAACTGCACCCGCTGCCGCTGCGCTAGAAGCCATTGAAGTCCAACCAGCCTTCGCCTTATATAGTGAGGATTCGGTTTCACCAAGTTCAGCCCGTCGGGCTTGCAACCCAGCAAGCTCCATCCCCGCGCCTTCTCCGGC